TGGTATATCTTCATAAGGTATGGATGAATAACTATCAACACTAAAGTAATTACCTGTACCACTATAAGAGAAAAATTTATAAACTACTTGTATAGCACCAGTAGGCACTCCTACACCATCTTTTAATACTAATTCACCTTTTTGATAATGAGATAATCTTTGTCCTGAATCTAATGTAAATCTATTAGTTATATCAATTCCACTAGCTGCACTGTATGCATTATAATTTCCAGGATTCATAAACACAGAAATTATCTCACAAACATCAGCATGATCTAGTAAAATAGATCTTCCTGTGACAGCCAATGCAGTTGTAATAGTTTGTGTATATGTATTTTTAGTTTTAATTTTTTCTCTAGCACTTATTCCAGTTTGAAATATACTTGTTAAAAGTGTAAAACTTCTTGATCCACTTAATCCAGTAATTGTAACAGTTTTACGATTTGCTTCACTATCAAAAGAAATTGCTGCAGGAGTTAAATTTACAATTGTTTTTGCTACATTATCAAATAATGTATAATTCGATAAGTCTGTATCAGTTAGGAAAAATTCTGTTGCTTCTGTTAGTGTGTGAATAAAGTCACCACCAATAGTTGATGTTGCAGTTATTGTACGTCTTATAGTTTGAGTAGAAGAGAGTACAGTATCTTGAAGTGTTGCAGCATCTAAACCACGTAAAGTTTTTGTATTTTCTATTCCTGTATTAAATACTAATGCTTGAAATTCAGGATTATAAATTGGTGATGCTCCACGAGAATAAACCACTCCAGTAAAAGTAGCAGAAAGGTTTCTATCAAGTGTTATTGAAGTTGGTGAACCAATAGCATCTATGTGTCCAACAAATGTATTTGATGTAGTAAGAATTACAGCATCTCCGATTTTAAATTCATCTTGAAATCTTGTACCAACACCTGCTAATGTATTTCCACCACTAGTTCCTGAAATAGTACCAATTAAAGATACTGAAGCTGTTGTTTGATCTACTTGTGCGAAAAAACCAATCGGATTAGTTGAACCAACATCTGTTATCCATTTAACATCTCTTTCAAAATTATATCCTGATTCTAGTTTAAGATCAAATAAACCAAGTTTAAAAGTTGGAGAAGAATAAGTGGATGAATGTAATTGAAATGATTTAATTCTAGCAGTTCCGATTAAACCAGTTTTGTTTATATTAGTTGTTGTTCCGATTGTGACACCACCTATATGATTATCAATACCAGCCCAAAAATATATTAGCCCAAATGTGCTTATTGGTGGAAGTCCTTGTACTGAATTTACTAATATGTGATTTCCTACAGTTGTTCCGATAGGTTGGTCATCTAATCTTGATATGTGACCATTTTCAACATTATTAATTGGTCTTGCTCTGTTTATACTTAAAAATCTTGTTGAGATTGATTCAACTTCATATCCTTCAATATATGCTTTTCCTGGATCAACAGCAATTGCTACTTTATCAGCACTTCCGTATGTAATCCCTACAACTGGAGTTGCTGGAGCAACAGGAAACACACCACCATTGGTACCAGTGTTTAAATGTTCTCTTGATGTAAGATTAAATTTATTTACTTCATAAGAACCAGATTCATCAAATGTTCTTCGAGCAAAAGTTTTTTCTAATTCAGCATAAGAAGTTTTGTCAACTTTATGTAATAATTGACCATCTTTTAAACGTAATAATTCTATAAACTTAATTGTATCTGTAGTGTTTAAAGCGAGTCTTTTTAATCCAACTGAAACTTTATATCTATGTGCTCCTGGAGCAGCAAAGTTATTTGAACCTTGTGCATTATCATTTAATGATGCATCTTGTTCTGGTGTAATTACTTCTTCTATAACTTCAAATCCTACACGAGCAGTGACTGTATTTGTAAATCTTCCAACATATAAATGTAATTCAGGATTTTTTACAAAATATCCATCAATGTAATATATTCCTTCTTTTACTTCAACAACTGTTCCATATCCTAATACATCAGTTGTTGGACTATTTGTATAAACAGTTGCAGCTTGTCCTGTATCACCGAATGTTTTAATAGTCACTGAAATATCAGAAACTTGATTAGCAGTTAATCGATAATTATTTGCAGTTGTGTTATCAGCTGCAGTTGCAGTAATTATTTCACCAGGAATAAATCTTTTAGTTTCACCATCAGGAGCAGTATCAGTCATTTTAAAGTAAAGAGTAGCAACATTGCTATCTCCAGGAACTATACATCCACACTCAGATGTATCCATTACAACAGCTTTAACACCTGATGTTTGACCTATGATTATTTTATCTCTGAATTGAGTTAGATAAGATGTGATATTCGTATTACCAAATAGATCTTCTAATTTTGCAAAGTGTACTTGATTATCAAAATTGATCTCTCCCGGAACAACCATTGATCCATTTTTAAAAATATGGTTTCCGAAACGAGTAATTTGGTTTTGAAGGATTGTTTGAAGTTGAGTTAATTCACGTGCTTGAACAGCATATCCTGGACGAAACAATACACGAAGGAATTGTTTAGACTCATTAAAGTCATCAAAATATGGAGTGACATTGAAATTTATACTCATGCTTCTTTATATAGTTGTTAATAATAAAGTAGAAACTTAATTCTACATTTCTACGATAATTTTAATATCTTCAATCTGATCAATAGCACGATTGATTGGTCTACGATTTTCTACATAGATTACATCACCACTGTCTGCCTGTATTTCTGGATTTGTTAAAGCACCAGAAGTAAATGTCACAGCAGTTGGTGTACTTCCATCAGCAGAAAACATTGTTATTGTTTCACCTGCTTGGAATGCTTGACCAGTAGGATTATCTACTGATGTTTGAATATATCTAATAGTTGTGTTCTGTGTATCAATGCTAGTAATTCTACCAATAGCACCTGAAGTACCACCAACGATTTTCCTATCATTTAATAATACACCAGCTAATGAAGAAAAAGCAATTGATCTAGATGCTGTTCTTGTTGAAAGAGTAGCAACTGTTGTTGAACCAAAATTGAAAGGATCACGTATTAATGTAATACGACGATAATCATTATCAACTGGGAAGTCACCTGATCCATCATTGTATTCTAATCTTACGTTCATCATCACAAAAAATCCACCTAATTCTTTTACAGAATCAGATCCATGTCCACCTTTTGGTGAAATAATTGAAGTTGCAGCAGCATTTGTACCACCACCACCTGTAAATATTACATTAGCAAAAGTGTATCCTGAACCACCAGAGGTAATACTTACTCTTATAATTGTATTTGTACCAGCATCTCGTACAGCAACTGCTGTAGCACCATTACCATCACCTGTAATCGTAACAGTTGGTAAAGAAGAATACCCTGAACCTGCGTTTGTCACAATTATATTATCAATACGTCCGTCAACTGCAGCTTGTTCAACTAGATATTGATTGTAATATGCATCTGTGACTCCTGGGTTAGCACCAATTTTTTTAACTGGAATAAAATCGGTAGAAACGAATTTTAAAACATTCGCAGGAGATATTGTAAACATATATTTCCAAGCATAACCATCAGCTGTAGAAAATATAGCAGTTCCTGTTCCAGTTGGTTTATTTACAGAAGCAACAACTACACCACTTGAGTTTCTGTTGTTTATAACTTTATAAACGTTAAACTCATCTGTCAATACAAAAAAGTTTGCGTCAAATAAAGTAGCAGGTGTCGTAGCACCACCAGAGTTTATATTTACTCCAGCAGTCACACCATTATAATCATGACGGTAAATGTCATAATATTTTCCTGATGTCCAGTCTCTTCTTGGAATTGAAAGTATGACATCAGCTGCTTGTACTCGCTTTAAAGCGATCATATCATCCCAATAATATAATTCATCGCTAACTGTGTCTTTTGGTGTATCTGGTAAATTATCATCAGCCCAACTTTGTGGACGACCTATACCAAGATATATTGATGTGGGTTGTGCCTCATCAAAACCCTCTAAAAATGATTGCGCATTATGGATGCGAAATTTGCTTGTAATAATTGCTGCCATGGTTATTTTTCCTTAATGTTTATGTAAATAAATCGAATAATAAATTGTTATTATCCCAACTATAAATAGACGCATCCATTTCTACACTGTCTGCATCCATAGTAAATGTATCATCAAACGTAAAACGAGCATCGTCTGTCGAAAATCTTAAAGCCGATGCTGGAAGTCTAATAATACCAATTTCTGATTCTATAGCAAAATTGACTTTTCTATACGGATTATTTAGTATTTCAGCTACAGATAAACCTGTAAAATCTTTAATTTGTGTATTTCCAAGTGTCCAATAATTAAAGTTTGGATTTGGGTAAGTATTAATAACACCATATCCTGGGGTAGTAAATGCTGGTGTCCCTGAAGCATTCGCAAATTTAGTCCCTGAAACACTTGGTTTATGAGTAAATTTAAATCTTTCGAGATCTTCTAGATTTATTCCATATCTCCTAGCACTTCCGTCAAAAGCAGGAGTTGATTTTTCTAATAAAGTGAAAGGGTTTCTATCAATTTTTTGAACTTTTCTAATCGCTTTAGCAAGATTAATTTCAAGTTGTTTTTCTTGTTCAAACCCTATAACCTCACACCTTAAATCTAATAAATGTATATCTTGCGGTGTAAGTCTCGGAAAATTTAATACTGGTAAAAATTCAGAACTTAATGTGGTTATATTTAGGGCTGAAGCTATAAAATCTGTTATTGATAAAATTACTTGATTTTTACTTAAAGTACTAAACAATTCTCCAGCTGTACGATGGTTTCCTACAGCTTTCATTTTTAAATTAAGTAATTGACGGATTTGATAGTTTAGTATCCTAGTTTCAAGTTTTGTGCTAGTTGTAATTTTATTCTTAATTTTAACCTCTCCAAATAAAGCAAGACCGATTGGATGTAATAATTTTTTTACAGCATCACGATATAGATTAATACTTTGTCCTACTTTTACAACATATGAAAAATCTTGATAGTAAAACGAATCTTGAATACGTTTAGAACTTTCAGATAGTTGTCCATCTGAAGAACCAAATCCACCGATTTGAGAAGTTACAGCATTTATTCTTACACGAATATTCGGATTTGAAATAGAACAAATAGTTGCAGTCGCATTTGAAGTCAAACCTTTAATTTTCATATTAATAAGGAATTGACCTGAATCTTCTCTTACAAATATATCAGTATCTTCGTCTAGTATATAACCACTTTCATCTTCTTTTAAATATCCATTAAAAGATGTCCCTTCTTTTAACTTAATTATATGTGTATCAGCATCTATTTTTTCTAATATAGCTTGAGCAACTTGTTGTTTTTCACTTAAAAGCTTATCACCATTTTCTAAAATTAAAGTATCATTAATATTTCTTTCTAAACGAATAGTTTGTGGTTCACTTACAATCGTTTCACCTACTAAAAAGTTTGCTGAAGGATTTTTAATAATTGCTGAAAGAGGTACAAAAAAATAAGGAGGATTCACATAATCAAAACCACTCTCTGAGGTCACGATACTTGTAATTCTACCAATACTGTCAGATGCTGCTAATATTTTACCATTGGCTCTTCCAGCTCCAGTTGGTAAAGTACAAATAGGAAGTTTATTATAAAAAGCACCACCTGAAAGTACAGTTGCTTTTTTAATAGCACCTGAATTAGATTGTTCAAAGTCAATTTCTCCCAATGTCTCACTAAGTAATTTACCTGTTCCATCTTCTAAAAGAATAGAATCTCTATCGATTTCTGAAATAAATCCAGATGCAGATAATGTTGGTGATAATTCTGGTCCACCAGTTCCTGTATTATTAAAAGTAACTGTGTCACCTATTTGATAACCAGTACCACCTGCTGCTACAATTAATTCAGAAACAGACCCAGGAGCGATTTCTCCTACCTCTGAACGAGCAAGAACTCCTGTTGGTGAAGAAAAATAAACTAAATCTCCTATATTACTATAAGTACCACCTTTATTATCAATAATTGAAAATTTTTCAATAATTGGTAATACAGTGCAAACTATTGGTGAGCCATTAATAAAAGAATTTCCAGTAATGGTAAATGTTTGAATATCATTTGTTTGTTTAAAAATACCTGTGATACTATCTTTACTTAATGTTAATTCGGCTATCTCTTGCGATAGATGACGAAAAAGAATTACGTTTTCTACTCGAGCTGTTGCTTTTTCAATATTACCATTCGGAAATACTCTTGTTTGAGTAATTAATTCTCCTATTAAGTTACGAGCATCACCAGTGGTAGCAATAACACGGATTATTTGTCTTTCGCCCCATTTACCATCTGATACACGAAGCAAATCAACTTTAGGAAAATATATTTCAGCATCTTCATTATATAATATACGAAAAAGGAATTTATATGAATCTTCTGTTCCTTTCGATAAATATAATTCTTTAATGTGTTTTGCTAAAAATCTTTTGTTTGATATAACTTCTCTGGGTATGTTTTGTAATACCTCTCTCGTAAAATATTCAACAAACATATTAACTGTTTCGTCAATATCTCTTATATCTTCTAAATGTTGTTGTGGGTAAAAGTTTTCAAGAAATTCATAGTATGCTTTTAAAAAGTCAATAAACTTTTGATTGTCATCCCTTACAAATTCAGGGACCTGTTTATTAACTACTATCGAAGCTGTTGCTTTTACTGCCATTGCTTTTATCTACTAGGTGTAAAGATAAAATCTTTTCCTGATACACTTTCACCAGAAGCGATTTTATCAGATATAATATTTACTTCTATATCTTGTTCTCTTATAAATGTTAATTGATTTCTTACAGATATTACATCATATGAAGCTGGTTCTACTGTAAATACTACTTTACTATTATTATCGCCTTGTGTTATATTAATACTATCAATTAATATTTTACCAATTGTATAATTTACTGTTCCAACATATGATGGTGTATAAATTTTAACATTTTGACCAGTCAAATAAAATAATCTTAAATTTCCTATCGCATTATCTTCAATATAATATGTATTATTATCTCCTGCTATTTTAAATCCTGATGAAAGTAAAGAAATAGAAGCATTCTCTGTAGAGGTTGGTCTATAAATTGGATTATTTAATTGAAGTGTATATTTTGTATTTGTATTGAACTGTGGTGTTAAAACATACTTTAAAGATATCTTAGTAATGTTTGAAACTATACTACTTTCACTAGTATCAATTAAAGTTGATAATGCTGACTCACGAAATACAGAATCAAATTTATTTAAATTACTTGTATTAAAATTTTTAATTGTGTCAATTACAATACTTTTTATAGTGTCAGAACTACGTGTTGTTATTTTTGGATTATAATACACACTAGAATTTACTGAAATGAATAGTATTTCAGGATCTACTATTTCAGGAATAATACTTACTAAACTTTTTGATTTTATAATATCTTTGATTATAATTTGTTTTGTGCTTTGTGTAAGAGTATCTCCTGTTTTTGGTTTAATGCAAATATATGCTTTTCCATAAGTTGGTGGATCATTTTCTTCTCCACCCCAAACAGAAATAGCATCTACGTTGTTATAAAATTTAGGAATAATTGTTTTATAATCTTGAGCTGTCACAGCACGATTTTGAGCTGTAAAGTTTTTAGGAGCATTAAATTTTATACTATCTATTGTTTCAGGTATAGACCCACCAGCTGCGATTGCTTTAGTAACAATAGATAAGTTAGCTGTATTTGTAAATGCACTTCCTGTATATGTAAAAGTACTTGTACCATTCGGTTCTTCTTCATTACAAACAAAATAATCTATAATAATATTTGCACCATTTGCTGGAGCAAACCCTAATAAACCATCACCAAAAGAAATAACATAATTACCTTCATCATTTTCTTTTAAAAAATAAACACGTGATGTTGGATTTAAGGAAGCAAAGTTTTCGGAAAGTGTATATACTGTATTTGCTGCTGAACCTGCAACTTCCTGAACATTTACTTTAATTGTTGAAGTATCAACTTTAGTATTTGGAAGTGTGTACGTTCCATTATTTACCATTGAATATGTTTTCTGTAATAATTTACCTTCAATTATAGGAACATTTAAAAACGTATATGTATTTGAAACTGAACGAGAAACAGTAATAGCACTTTCAGTTGAAAAATTATAATTTGCTCCAACTAAATTTGATTGAAATATAGTTCCTGCTGGTATAGTAAGAGTAGTTGGATTTCCTGTTACATTTGATGCAACTATGTCTATAATTGCTCTTGATGCTACACTTGATGTTGGGGTATATCCTAATAATTTAGCAAGACTTACAACTGATGAACGTTTTACAGCACTATCTAAAAACATTTCATTAACACTTAAATTATAATATAAAGCATTATAATGTGTATTATAAGCAAGGATATCTAATAAAATTGAAAGACCAGATCCTTCAAAATTATAATCGGTAAATGCGTTTTGTGCTTTTAAATATGTTTTTATATTCTTTTTTATTTCATCAAAATCTAATTCCGTGACTTTAATGTTTCTACTTGTTTCAGCCATTATCGTGTTCTTTCAAGTGTTAAGTTTAATTCTATTGGTGTAGCTGTATTAATAATTTTAAATATAATACGAATGTCTACGTAATTTTCATCAGGTCGTACATTAACAAAAACATCAACTAATTGAACTCTTGGTTCATAATTTCTTATTACATCTACTATACTTCTTTTAATAATAGAGACAGACATTTCTGTCACTGGTTCAAATAATAATCCACGAACTTGACAACCTATTTCGCTGTGAAATGGTCTTTCAAAATTTTTAGTAAGTATTAAGTTTTTAACACTTTGTTTAATTGCTTGCTCGTCATATTTTATAGCTACATCTTTATTAACTGGATGTGCTGTAAAATTAAGATCTAAATCTGTAAATGTTTTTGTATTTGTTGGCATATCATATTTAGTTATACTATATTAATTTTATCCTCCTATATTAACTTTTGGTGAACAAAGTGGTCCTACCTTATCACCACAAACTATTGGGTCTAAAAATCTAACTGCCATTTTTCCTTCTATAAAGACTTTAAGTGAACCCTTAAATACTAATCTAGCTGCTCCAGCATGTGGTATAAGACATATGTGAGTCATGTAAATGGTATGAAGTGCTAATGGTACAGGCAATCCATTAATAAATGTTTTTAGACTAACTGGTCCTAGAGGCAATGTAGCTGGCCAACATCCATGTCCTGTACTAAAAGTAAGTATTGTTGCTGCTAACGGCATATCTATTTAACCTCTGCTATTAAAGAGAAACCATCTGACACTTTTAAATGATCCCTCATAGTAAGTGTTTCAAATCTATTTCCTGAATATTTCCATGAACAATGTAGCCAAACTGATTTTTTACCCGCATACGATAATACAATACGATCAAACCCATAAGGTAAAGATAAAACTAAATCTGTTGCTGCTTGAAAATGTTGAGCTCTATTCCAGCTTGAAAATATAATATCAACAGCTTCGCCTACATAATGTTGAGATATATCAGGAGAACCTGATTGAATTTGATTATTTCTATATCCATTTACGATTAAAACATTTTTAAATAAATCTTTCATTGGTTCAATAAGGTATGTCGCTATTCCTTTTAAATTACAAACTATTTGTTTTGGCTCTATTCCCATTTGTGCTATAATAGGAATACTACCATTTCGATTTAATGCTCCTAATTGAATACGAGCAGATAATTGTAAACTTGGGTCATAACTAGTTAATCCATAAATATATTCACATTTTTGTTCTGCTGTTTCAATATCTGATTTAATTGTTGGAGTAGTTTTAAGTAAAACATTACCTAAATCTAAATTCTTACGAATATATAAACCACGTTGTACTTGACGCTCACGATGTTCAATAGCATCTCCTTCATCTGGAACTTCATAAACAAAATATTCTCTTGCTGAACGTGAATTAATTTGTAATTCAGGTATAACTGGCATTTGTGTATCAATAATTTCATTACTTGTAAGTGCTAATCCTGAAGGAGTAAATCCATTACCTATATCAACTTTACTACCATCTAATTCTAACACTTGAGATGCTCCTAACGTAGCCATTCCTTTTGACTCCATACGTATTTGTGAAGCAATTAATCTAAACTCTCCACCTACGTTTAAATTCATATCTCCAGCGATTGTGACTTTACAATCATTATTAATTACAACTTCACCAGGACCATCTACTCTTAATTTTGCTCCAGCTTTAAGTACAGCATTTAATTCACCATAAACCGTTAAATTTTTTGTACCACCTACCAATTCAAAAGTATTTCTTTCGCTTATACAATAACGATCACCTACAACACGATCAGTTAATGTACCGTTATGATCCCACTCCATCCAACTTCCTCGTTTATGAAATATATTAATTCTTTCAGCATTTGGTGTATCATCTAATTCAAATACATGTCCTCTTTCAGTTTCAACAACTTTATTGAAAGGGTATTCAGCATTATAAGGTATTTCAGATTGATCCCAAGTATCATAATTAAATCTTTCAATGCCTAATGCTCTTGCTGACTCTTTTACATAAACTGAAGTTTTATCTATATTTTCATGACGTGCTAATCTAGATGTATCTGGTTCATTTACATAATCTAAATATCCTGAAGCTACACCAAATGAACCTGCTGCTGGATTTGAAACTAAACCAGCATTACCAAATTGACCACCATCAGTAATTGGTTTTACGTATGCGGTGTTTTCATCAAATAATGTTCCTCCTAAATTTGGAACACCAACGGAAGTAAATTTTTTTGCTGCAGCTGATCGTCTTGCTTTTTTAGTTGATGATCTACCACCAAATAATTTACCACCTAAACCACCTAAAGCAAATCCACCAAATCCTCCAATTAAATTTGAAATACCACCTGAAGCTAAATTTGATACAGCAGAAGAAATATTTCCACTAACACCACCTAATATATTTGTTACTGTTGCTCCAATATCACCAGCATTTAAAACGTTTGATATATTTGAAATACCAGTTGAACTATTTAAAATATTTCCGATACCCGTGTTAGATAATACATTACTAATACCGCCAGTAATACCGCCACCTGAAATTAAATTTGATATATCTGCTACATTAGATAAATTTCCTAGATTTGCTATATTAGTTAAATTTGATGTTATAGTATCAGCAGTACCACCTAAATTATTTAAAAGACTTCCTGAAATATTTTGAATTGAACTTGTAATTGTTGAACCTAAATCTGTTCCACTTGTTAAATTTGCGAATAAATCTTTTCCTGTTGTAATAGAAGATTGTAAAGATGATGACGTAATACCACCTAATATATTATCAAAACTTTTTTCATTCAATATTCCTTGAATAGCACCTGCTGCTCCTTGATAATCTAATGAATTCATTAACTTAGGAATACTAGAATTAACAAAATTTTGTACACCTATATCTGAAGCAACACTCATCACCGAATCAAACATTTCTTGATTTACTGGTGCTCTTATAAAACTTGTAAGTTTATCAGCAACATCTACTTGTAAATAATCTTTAAATGCTTGTTGAGCTGTTTCTTTATCTATACTTCCTGGAAAAGAGGTTGTAACAGGTTTTCCTTGAAATGTATCTTGACCATAACCTATAACAGTTTTAATTACTTTGCCAGATGAATCTGTAATTTGAGCAGCAACATCGGTAAATGCAGTATTTTTTATAATTTCTTTTACACTATCATCAGTTACAGAAAAAGTAGAGAAAGGTCTTGCTTTTTCTACTTCTAAGTCACCTTTTAATAAACCTTTAGAATCTTCAACCACTTGTGCTGCTGTTTCAACAATTCCACCCCTTTGTTTAGCGACAGCATTAATTATATTTACATTTGAACTTATTTGACCTGATACAAGTTTCGAAACACCATCTGAACCAATTTTTACTGCTGTGTTTATATTTCCTTTTCTATCAGATGGTTTAAGAACTAAAGAATTATTTTGATTTTGAGGGATACCTGCAAGTGTGCCAAGTATAACTGGTGTTTGATCATCTTTATCAGTAAATGTAACAAGAACTATACTCCCTAAAACTATTCCTGTTGGTGATACACCAATACCAGCACTTGATGCAGAATTTATTGGTGATATAGGCATAGCCCATGGTAAATCTATTGTAGGAAGTATAGCAGGGTTTTCATCATGAACACCAATTACTCTTACTTGACATCTACCAAGTTTTAAAGGATCATTTCTATTTTCAACTTTACCAATAAATATTTTCATTATGCTAATTCTCCGATACCTTGTGATAAACTATCTTTAATTAATTCCAAAGTACATGTATGTTTAGCGTCAAATATACTATGTTTAACTGCTGAAATTAAATACTTTCCTGTATATGTTGGATCTACTGTGTCATTTGATTTTTCATCAATAGACTCTATTCTGAACGTTTTTAAAGAAACAACTTTACCCACTGTGTAATCAGTTCTTCCAATCGTTTCAACTTTTAATTTAAACCCTTGTGTATTTGCTAATGCTGATAACCTAAAAAGAAATTTTTCACTATTAGTTACATCATCAAATCCATTATGCATAGCTGTATGTTTTATCTTATTAAATACTAAACTATCAGGAGCAGAAACTACTTCTGTACTATTTAATGGAAATTTATTTAAATGTGGCATTTTATTAAATTCTTCTTGGTATGAAAAATATTGTCTTTTAAATCTTTTAGTCACCATATCATAACTTGTAAGATTAGAAGTAAACATACCTTTTGAAAGTCTATCTATAAAGTCAAATCCACTAGGCATAGACATTGTAATAATACGTCTATAATCTTGCTCTACATCACGTATGGTATCACCTACGTTAGTCTCTGTTCTTTCATAATTATCAAATATAAAATCTTGAATAGGTTTTCCTTGATATAATGTATGAAGTGAAACAAAATTAAAACCTTCTCTATTTTCAAAAAATAGATAAGATGATATACCATCTCTATTCACACTTTTTTCAGCCACATAGTTAATTGCTTTAATAGGAGACCAATTATTACAAACAAATTTTATACCATTAATTGTATCTTCTATATTTACTGGTTTTTCAGTTTGAATGCCAGCTCTATCTTTAGTAATTAATTTAAAAGCTATATCAGAACAAAAACCAGACCAAGCATTATTTAATCGAATATTTAAATCATTTATTGCATCGATTGAAATAAAATTTAAAGTATATCCTGATAACTTATCTTTGATTGCTACTTTCTCAGAACATTTAAATACATAAAATCTTCCTTTAATTCTTTTTTCAAATGAAGGAGTCGTTATATCTAAAATTAAAAATTCTTCACCAATTAATGGAAGATTATTAATTAAATCGAATGACTCTGAAATTGTTATATTTCCTGTAATAAAAGGAGAAAACAAATCTTCGTAAATTTCTATTTGATTAAAAAGTCCAGTCAAACTGATTGTTGAAAACTTACCAACTAAATCAGCCTGCTTTACTTGTATATCACCTGCATATGCTATATTATCTAATGCCATAATTTATTTTAAGGGTTTATTATTGATTGTTCAATACCACCACTCATTAAGTCATTTAATTCTTGAACCACAGTGTTAATAATCGCTGGTGCTATAATTTTAATTCTTCTTTTAGATTCATTTTTTTCTATTTCGTAATCTTTATTTGTTATGCCTACAGCACCATTTACAGTACTATCAACTACAAATCCATCTTTCCTATATTCTTTAATTGAATTTTGTGTTCCTGGATATTTTTTATCTACATAATTCATTAATTCATTATGCGATAATGGAAAATCGTTATACATATTATAACGATCATTTACTAACATAATTACCCAATGTAATGTAGCATCTTTATAAAATTTTTCAGCAATAATCTCAGGTGTTTCTCCTTCACGTATATCATAAGTTTCCCATATAGTTATATTTGAAAGTGCTTGTTTTCTTACTCTAACATTAGCAGTTATATCTGTGACTACTTTGAATACATCTACATTTTTTTCTCGTAGTGTATAATATATTTTTGGAAATTTTCTAAAGTACATTATTATCTCCTTTAAAATGTATCACTTTGTCCACCAAAATTTCTTGTAGCACTAGTTGTGCCTCTTTGTTTAACTTCACCCATATTTTCTAAAGCTTCTTTTGTAATAATTGAAACTTCTTTAAAGTTCATTGTAGCTTGATAAGCTGTTGGTGATCCATTAGCGAATGCTGAAAATTGACCATTAGGTGAATAATTAACTGCTAATGATTCTAATACAGCTGATCTATGTTTATGTATAAATTTATTTTCTTGCCCTTTATGCATAAAAAATATATCAAACTCTGCTGGATATTCAAATAAGAAACCTGCATCATCTTTAAAATTAGGATGCATGTGATATTTTAATTCATCAAGTATTCTTTTAACATTTTCTGATTCTTCTTCACTACGAGGATAAAAATCATATGTATAACTAAATGATCTGAAAGGTACTCCTTCAAATATTTGTTCTTTTTTTGGATTAGTAGCAACACTTGCTAATTTTCCTATTATCTTTCCTGTATCACCTAATACGTTTAATCCTGCTCCTTGTAATCCTGGAATGAGTGAATTATCTTTTACTTGTTTTAATGCTTCTTTTCCTGCACCAGCTGGAGTATTAATGAGTGCTTTTAATGAGTCAGCAGATGCATCAAGTCCTCTCATTGCTAAGTCTGCAATATTCCCATCTGCTTCACCATAATTAACACCATACTGTATAGAAATATTATTTGGTATATGTAAAGCGATAGCTGACAATAATCTTTTTCTAGGTTTTGAAAATTCTCCTGAAAGTGACACACCTAACGCACCTCCTAACGCAGTACCTATCGCAGCACCAAGAAGACCACCTCCCGCTCCTGCTGACAATATTCCACCAGCACCACCACTCAATCCACCAGCTAAGGCAATAGCTGATGCTATTTTATTTCCTTGTAAAAATTTAGATCCAACTGCTTTGAGTCCTGATAATTCTTTTCCAACTCTTTTACTTATGTTTGGTATTGCTGATAGTTGTTCATCAGCTCTTTTAAAACTAGTATCTGATATTACGTTAATATAAATCAGCATATACTGACCACCATATTCATTTTTATTCGGATCTACTGAAAGTAAATCAATCGGATACATGTATTGTTTCGTGCGATATACTGAATCGCCATAATCACCAAAGTTAGCTGTTGGGGTATTAGAATTTAAAATAGACATATAAATAGTTAATTCCTTATTAATTATGTTTCACACTAGAAGATATAAACCAATATTCCCTGAAAAATACGTAGGTGACCCTACATCAATCTATTTACGTTCATCTTGGGAAACAAGATTTGCTCTTTGGTGCGATAAAAATCCATCAGTAGTTTCATGGAAAAGTGAAGAGGTTGTTATACCTTATCGCTCTCCCATCGATAAAAGAATACATAGATATTTTGTAGACTTTTCAATTACTGTTAAAGATAAAGAAACTAGTACTCTTAAGACTTATTTAGTTGAAATTAAGCCATATTCTCAAACTATTACACCTGAATATCCTGGAGCCAAAACAAGTAAATACTTAAAAGAATGTCATAATTTTATAATAAACTCAGCTAAATGGAAAGCTGCTAGGGAATATGCTTTAGATCGTAATCAAAAGTTCATTATTTTAACAGAAAAAGACTTAGGATTAAACAATAGTAAATAAATAGTGATATGGCTAGACCTAGACAAACAGCGGAAGATATTTTTAGAAAATATAGTCAAGATAAGACTATATTAACGAAGTCATTAAATTGGTTTCAAAAAGAAACAGCAAAATTAAGAACTGCTCGTATTCAACCGCAGTCTTTATTAAGAGCTGATGCTAAAAATCGTACAGTAAGTACATTGATTCCTGGAAATTTATATATGTATTTTTACGATGCAAAGCTAAAAGAAAAATTACCATATTATGATATGTTTCCTTTAGTATTTCCATTTTCAACTACTGACAAAGGATTTACTGGTTTAAATATGCACTATCTACCATATCAATTAAGAATAAGATTATTAGATAGATTATTAGAATATGCGAATAACAAAAAATATAATGACACAACTCGAATACGTTATAGCTGGGCAACTATAAGATCAGCTAGTAAATTTCGTTTAGCACAACCTTGTGTTCATGCATACTTATATGATTATGTAAAATCACAAATGTTAAGAGTCTCTCCTGAAAATTGGTTTACAGTTATGATGTTGCCTGTTGAAAGATTTACAGTAAACAAATCAAGCGTCTGGGCAGACAGTATAGGAAAAATTTAATGTCAATTTTAGATATATTTGGTTTATCAAGAGCAGAAGCACCAACATCACCTCAAGATATAAAAAAGTTTATTGCTGAAGTTAAAAGAGAAGGATTAAGCAGAACAAATCGTTTTGGGTGTACTGTTGATGCACCAAAAACTTTAAGAACAAACCCAGCATTTGCTGCAGCTGATTTTTACAGAAAGTTATTTTTATATTGTGAATCTATTAATATTCCAGGAGTAAATATATCTACAACACCTGCTCGTACATTTGGTGAAACTAGAGAAATGCCTTACGAGAAAATATTTGATCCAGTAACTGCTAATTATTATATAGATACAGGATTTAAAGTAAAGGCTTTTTTTGAAGCTTGGCAAAATTCGATTCAAAATACAACGGATAGAACAATACAATTTTATGAAAATTACGTAAGTACAGTTCATCTATTCATAAACGATGTAGCAAATAATACAAGATACTTAATCAAACTACATGAAGCATATCCTAAAACTATTCAGAGTATTAATTTATCTCAAGCATCTAATGAAATCGCAAAACTGAGTGTAACTTATGCTTATAAGTATTTTACTACAAATTTATATTCTCCACCACCAGCTAAAAATAAAGGATGGATTCAATCTATATTAGAAGGGATACAAGAAATTGGAAATCAAGTATTAACTGATCCTGCTGGTGTAATTGTAAATTCTTTACCAGTTGCAGCAAACTACTTTAGTGACTTTGTAGGATTTCAAGATACATTTACTGGATTAAGTAATTCAATTAGTAATAATCGAACAAATCAGTTTGCACCACAATTTTCACAAGCAGCTCCTGATATATTAAATTCGAATGTTAAAATTAGTCAAAAAACTTTAGATGGTATGTTAGGACAAACGTTTAGAATAATTTAAGTATAGGAATATAAAATGTCTATTATAGATGATAAATTAAGTGAAGTATTTAATAGTGAAAAAATAAAAACTGAACCATATACAAATTTGGAAGTTATAAGTTCAAGGGAAATAGCAAATGATAAAGAAAATACGATTGCTAATGATTTTAACACTACTCGTGCTAATCTTCATAATCTTCTTATAAAAGGTGAAGAAGCATTAAAACATTCATTAGAGATAGCAAAACAATCAGAGCATCCAAGAGCCTTTGAAGTTGTAGGTAATATGATAAAACAACTTGCTGACGTAAACCAGCAATTACTAGATTTACATAAACAACAAGCAGTTGTAGGACAAGTATATAAACAAGAATCAAAAACTGTAAACAATAATGTGTTTATAGGTTCTACGAATGAATTGAATAAAATAATTAAAAATTATAAAGAAACTGAAGGAGAATAATAACATGGTATTGCCTATAAGTAGTACACCAACCTACATATTGACTGTTCCATCTTCTAAGAAAGAATATAAGTATAAACCATTTTTAGTAAAACAAGAAAAAGCTTTATTACTTGCTTTTCAATCTGAAGATGAAAAAACAATGATGAATACACTTAAAACAATTGTTAGTGAATGTGTAAATGGTATTGATGCAAATAATTTAGCGTTATTTGATTTAGAATATATTTTTTGTCAATTACGTGGTAAATCTGTTGGCGAAGAAGTAGAGTTAATGGCTAAATGCGATACACCAGAATGTAAAGATAAAAAAGAAGCTAAAACAATATTAAAAATTAATATAATGAATATTCCTGTAATTACACCAGAAGGACATGAAAATAAAATATCTTTATTTAATGATGTAGGTGTAATGATGAAATATCCATCATTAGATTTACTTTTAAAGTTAAAAACATTAAAATTAACAGATCAAAATAAATTAGATACTGAAGTTTTCTTTGATATTATAACTGATAGTATAGATTATATATATGATGGACAACAAATATATCATAGTAAAGAACAAACTAAAAAAGAACTAACTGAATTTATTAATAATTTAACAACAGGTCAATTTGGTAAAATACAAAAGTTTTTCGAAACTATGCCAAGATTAAGTAAAGAATTAGTCTGGACTTGTAAAGGGTGTGAAAAAACACATACAAGAAAGATAGAGGGTTTAGCAAATTTTTTTTCATAATGCTCAGCCATGAGTCGTTGGTCAATCATTATAAGACTAACTTTGCTCTAATGCAATATCATAAATACTCTTTGACTGAGCTCGAAAACCAAATGCCTTTTGAACGAGAAATATATGTTGAAATGTTAATTAAACATTTACAAGAAGAAAAACAAAAAGCAGAACAAAGAAGATTACAAAAATAAATGGCACTTACAAACGTACTTGTACAACAATCGATAGCAAATGAGGGACAACCAAAAGCACTCTTAGTTGATGCTAGAGGTCAACCACTTATCACAGATTCATCAAAAGATGTTTCAAAACCAATAGATGAAGAAACAGCAAGAGAAACAGCAGTAAACATTCAAAAAATGGTAGATTTACTCGAAGTAATTGCGAAAGGTATAAGTGGAAGAAGTAGTGAAGATTTACAAGAGGCTCCAGCTTCTAAAATGAATTTTGGTAATATGCTTGGCTTTTATGGTTCAATGTTATTCGTTAAATTATTTGATTCTATATTTTCAGGAATCGCTTCTGCTGGTAGATTTATTTTCGCAAGGGTTCTTCCTTTTCTCGCAAAAGGATTTATTAAAATAATCATAGGGTTTTTTGGTTTTTTAGCAGGAGTTCCCGGAGGAGTCGCAGCAGCAATTGTTGGTGCAATTACGGTAGCGATTGCTGGATTTGTTCGTGCATTCAAAGATGCATTTGCAGTATATAAATCAGGTGGTACTTTTTTTGATATCGTGGGTACATTTGTAGAAGGATTTTATAAAGGGGCACTTAACTTTGTATTCGGAGTAGTTGATTGGATACTAAATTTATTTGGACTTGATTTACCTGATAATTTAGGAGATATAATTGTAGATGGAATTAAAGACTTGTTTAAAAATATTGTGAATTATATATCTGATCTTCCAAAACGAATAGGAGGAATGATATCAGGGTTTTTAAATAATATTGGAATACCAGAATTTTCGATATTTGGTTATAAGATTGGTCCTTTCTATCCTTTCCGTAAAGGTGAAATTTCAACACCAGAAAAAGATACAGTTGGTGCTGAAAACAAAACTCCTGTAAAAATAAATCAGGCAAACACAACTGTAATGTCAGAAGGAAAAAAAGCTGGAATTTTAAGTGATTTATCAGGTGCTACTGCTCCAGTTCCTAAAGTTGAAGTTACACCAATAAATTCTGTGATACCAAAACCAATTGGTAATGCTCCAGCACCGTCACTTAATAAAAAAATGACACCAGAAGAAGCAAAAAAAATAGTCACAGAAGATGTAGGAGCAAAATTTGTAGATCGCCTTTCAACCTTAAGTATGGAACCAAGAACGACAGGTAAAGAAATAACAGATTCAGATATTGACAAAGCTCTTTTAGAAGTTGGTACAAAAGAACAAGTACAAGCATTTAAAACATTAGAATCAGGTGAAGAGGGTGCGT